GCAACAGTAGCTGAGACGGCCACGGGGTCAGATGCGGTATCCAGTTTGCCTGTGTATGCGGCAAACGTCAGCGAAACGGCAACGGGTACTGATAGCCTAACAACAAGCTTTGTTTACTTTGGTTCCGTGCAGGAAACCGCGACAGGCTCCGACGCAATAACTGCGGCGCTTTTGTTAGACGCATCAATTACAGAGAGCGCAACAGGATCAGATGCAGTTGCGGCAAAAGCAACATTTGTATCAACAGTGGCAGAAACTGCGGTAAGCGCAGACACTTTAGCGGCAGCGGCGGCTTTTGTGGCGTCAATTACGGAAATGGCAACCGGCACAGATTCCGTGACTGCGCGGCCTTTCTGGGACATAATTGATGACACGCAGGACGCAAACTGGCAAAATATCAGTAATACGCAAACAGCAGGTTGGACTGATGTTGCGACGACTTAGGAGCATTTAAATGGCAGCAGATACAGCACTCTTAGATTTAGTTACCCCCACACAGGGCGACCTTACTGGTACGTGGGGTAACGTTGTCAACAACGGTATTACCGAATACGTAGATATTGCTATTGCAGGCACAACCACTTTTAACGGTGACGGTGCAGTTACCTTGGTTAACACTATTGGTAATGCGTCTGCTACAAACATTGTCAGTACCTCTGCACAATACGCAATTGTGCGCGTTACGGGTACGCTGACAACTCCCAAAATTATTACGTTTGGTTCCGCTGGCGCGGCTCCTTACAGCAAAATGTATTTGGTAGACAATGCTGCTACCGGCGACATCGTAACTTTCAAAGCCTACGGGCAAACTGGTGTATCGGTTGCGGTTGGTGAAAAATGTTTTGTGTACTACAACGGCACAGACATTGTTAAAGCAACTTCTAGTACGGCTGACGGTGTCACTACATTTTCTGCAGGCACAACAGGTTTTACACCTAGTACAGCTACATCTGGCGCTGTCACTTTGGCGGGTACTTTAGCCACAGCTAATGGCGGTACAAATCTGACATCGTTCACTTCTGGCGGCGCTGTTTATGCTACATCTACTAGCGCATTAACTACGGGCACACTGCCGGTTGCTTCTGGTGGTACAGGCTTGGCTTCCGGCACGTCTGGGGGTGTTTTAGCTTACACAGCCACGGGCACGCTGGCTTCTTCTGGAGCTTTGGCAGCAAACAATGTGGTGGTTGGTGGCGGCGCAGGTGTTGCCCCTTCTTCTACAAACTTGCTGGCTATCTCTGCGGCTGTTACAACCGGCAACTACATCAAAGCGATTGGCTACGCCGACACAGTCACGGCACTAGGCAACACCGGTACAGCAATCAACCTTGATGTGACGAGCGGCAACGTTTATACTGCAACACTAACAGGCAATGCCGTAATTACTTTACGATATCCAGTGGCAACAGGGTCGTCTTCGTTTACACTGGTATTGACGAATGACGCTACGGCTGGTAGAACTGTGTCTTGGGCTGGCGGGTCGTTCCTCTGGCCCGGCGGCGCAGCTTCGCTTGCCCGAACAACAACCGCAAATGCAACAGACATTTGGTTCTTTTTTACCAACAATGGTGGAACCACTTGGTATGGTAATATTTCTTTGAAAAACATGATCGCTTAATAGGAGCATAAAAATGGCTTTAACTACTGAACAACAAGATCAAGTTGACTTTGCCGCAGCGCTTGCACAAGCTAATGCTGTCGTGGAAGTAAAACGTGCACGCCTCGAAGCAGTGCGTTTGGCAAAAGAAACATTGATTGAGAATGCACGCAGCAAATCAATTGACGCTCGTGATGTAGCGGCGGCAGATATTATTGCTTTTGCGGATACATTGGTTGTCTACATCAATGCCTGATGGACAGGTTTGAGTACTTCCCTAGTTGCGTTTATCGTGACGAACAGCCTGAATGGGTTAATTACACTCGTCAGGTTGTTCAGAAGTACTACGATCAAGCCGCATCCAACGGTTTATTAGACCAAACAGGTCACATGGCCAACGATCCAGACTTAAAATTTCTGGTGGACTATTTGGTGTTGGCATCCGACACAATCTTGCGTGAGCAAGGCTATGACATGGACAAATACGAACTGTATGTGTCTGGGTTGTGGGGGCAAGATGTTAAGTGCAATGGTGGCACAGATGTTCATGTACACAAGCACAGCCAAATTTGCGGGTGGTTTTTCCTAGAAACCCCTGAAGGTGGAGCGTACCCTGTGTACCACGAACCCCGCATGAATAAACGGATGGTTGAGCTTGACTCTATTCAGGGGCCAGAACTTACCAATGCGTCGCCTACGGTGCATTTTAACAACGTTAAGCCCGGCACAATTTTGATGGCAAACTCTTGGGTGCAGCATCAGTTGATGCAAAACAATTCACAGGCACAAACAAAGTCTGTACACTTTATTGTTTCACACAAGGATCGTACATGCAGTACTTGTTGACCCCTTATGCGTTACCGACAGAACCTTGGGTTTGGTGGGAAGGCGCGTTTACTGAACAAGAATTAAATTGGTTGCAAAATAAAGCCAAACACGCTGAACAAAACGCTCAAGTTGGCGGGGGCTCTAATGGGGTTGTTAATCAAGTTATTAGGCGGTCGCAAGTTTCTTGGCTTGATAATACGTTGGATACAAAGTGGGTGTTTGACAAACTTGCTGACGTTGTTGCAAAAATGAACGCACAGCATTTTCGTTTTGACCTAACTGGTTTTGGTGAGTCTTTGCAATTGACAAACTATGACCAGTCAGAAAATGGTATGTATGGTTGGCATCAAGACTATGGTGGCAGTGTAAGCCGCAAACTTTCAATGGCAGTGCAATTGACTGACCCCTCAGAGTATGAGGGTGGGAATTTACAAGTTATGACAACTAGCGAGCCAAAAAATGTTCGTAAGCAACGGGGGTTAATTGCCATATTCCCTTCGTATGTTTTGCATCAAGTAACCCCTGTAACGCAGGGTAGTCGTCAATCTTTAGTAGCTTGGGTATCAGGGCCAGCATTCAGATGAACAAAGAATACATTGAACATATTGCGTTGTACAAAGATGTGTATCCAGAAGGGTACTGCGCACACCTTATTTCTGAATTTAACCGTTTAGAAAAAGGCGGCGCAGGCTCAAACAGGCAAAAGGGTGAGGGCGCACCAAGACACGCAAAAGACGATCATCAAATTGGTATTGAGTTAAAAAATCACAATCTCCTTAATTTTCAAGAAAAAAATTCTTGTGATTTATTTTTTGATGGGCTTCAGCAATGTTACGACGACTACACAAACAAGTATTCTGTACTGCGTAATGATGGAAAAATTAGAGCGACTGTAATGAAGATGCAACGTACAGGCCCGGGTGGTGGGTATCATGTATGGCATTGTGAACAGGGTAATGGAGAATTTGCCAGTCGTGTTGTAACTTATATGTTGTATCTAAACAGTATTACACCGGAAGACGGGGCCGAAACTGAATTCTTATACCAGAAGAAACGGTTTAGTCCAACGGAAAACACAATGGTGATTTGGCCCGCTGCATACACGCACGCGCACAGAGGTAATCCTGTTCTTGGTGAGACACATAAATACATTGTTACGGGGTGGTTCTACTATGACTGAATTCCAAACTAATGGCTACGTTTTGGTCAAAGGTTTTTATAAACCTGAAGAGCTGGACACCATTTCTCGTTACTTAGAAAATTCTTTAAAACGTTACCCTGAAAATAATCAAGGTGGTGGTGATGACGTTAGTAGCAAAATTTCTTGGTATGCAGACCCTTTAATTGAGGTTGTTTTACGTAATTCAGTGTCAGAGGTTGAAGCTGCAACAGGTTTGGAGCTAGACCCAACGTACTCATTTACCCGCGTGTATCAAAAAGGCGATGAGTTAAAGCCGCATGTTGATAGACCTGCTTGTGAAATTTCTGTAACATCACACATTGCAACGGTTGGAAAGCCTTGGCCGATTTACATTAAAGCCCCGGGTAAACAACCATCTGTGCATTACTTAGAGCCCGGAGATGCTTGTATTTACAGGGGTTGCGAAGTGACACATTGGCGTGATAAAGCGGTTGACACAGATTTCAATGTTCAAGTAATGTTGCATTACGTAGACAAAAACGGCCCTAATGCTGGGTATAAATTTGACGGGCGTAAATCGCTTGGATTAAGTAAGTGGAGTTAAATTATGGCAATTGGGACTTCAAAAGTTGGTGTTATTAGCAGCGGCGGAATTCCTGCTGGTACCGAAACATTTAATACACCCGGAACTTTTTCTGCGCCTGTAGGGTTACGTAAAGTTAACATTGTTGGGCGCGGGGCGTCGGGTAATGCGGGCAACCCCGGCAACGCTGGAAGCGGTACTGGAAACGGCGGCGGCGGAGGGGGTTCAGGCGGTAAAAACGGATTCTATCTGTGTTGCTATTATGTACGAAACGGTAGATGCGGCGGAAACGGTGGCGGTGTTACTCCCGGTAGTTGCGGCAATTCCGGTAAAAGAGGTATTAGAGGAAACTTCAACACTCCTGCCGGGCAGAATAATATTCCGGGTAATCCGGCACAGCCGGGATTTGCAGGGACAGCGGGTGGAAGTGCGGGTAATCCCGGAAGCGCGGGTAATGCTGGAACAGCTTCTACGGCTATAAGCCAAACTTTCCCCGGTGGCGCAGCAGGTAATGCTGGTACGGGGGGAACCTCTGGTACGGGGGGCAATGGTGGTAGTGGTTCTATTGGGTACCTACAACGGCCTGCTCCAGCAGGGAGGTCTTGTTTTACAGGATCACCCGGGGGCGCGGGCGGTAGTACTGCTGGCGGTAGCGGGGCTAACGGCTATTCTGGAATAAGTCCAAGCCCTACTAACGCATATACCCCCGGTGGCGGTGGCGGTGCCGGGGTCACTAACCCCGGAAATTCAGGATCTCCCAGTACTCCTGCAGCAGGCACGGGTGGTACTCCGGGGGGTGGAAACGGTGGGTCGGGGTGTAATTGTGGTGGCTGCGCATCTTTTCCTGTGCCTAGAGCTGGTGGCGGCGGTGCTGGTGGCAGTGCTGGTGGTGGTGGTGGCGGTGGTGGTGGGCGTGGAAACGCAGGTAATCCCGGCAATCCCGGCAATCCCGGTGCTGCGGCAAACCCCACTACATTTAACTGTGTAGCAGTAACCCCCGGTGCGCCGTACCCAATTAGTGTTGCAACTGGGGGTCAAATTGTTATTTCATGGAATGCCCAATAATGACTAAGAAACACAACACTCAAATGGATAGGGTCAACGAAAAGATGGCCCTTGACAACAGGATAAATGACCTTAACCGCGCTCGTTCCGTAACAATTGGCACAAGCTTTGGCGGTACCGCCGAGATCATGATGCGGGCAAATGACGGCCGCACTCTGTGGAGTCCCATGCAGCCTGTGGAAGTTATTGAACTTATCCATCAACTTGCCGCAAACGTTGGCTGTCATATACACTTGCAACCTAGAGACGACTTCTCCAGTTGGCGAGAGTGGCGAGTTAGTGAAGCCGAGAAAAAACATTTAAACGGCCACCCACCGTTTGTCAATGACATGATACATGCCCAAAGAATGGGCACAGTAGGTTATGACCAAGCCGCTGCCGAAGCAGCAATGGCTGAAGACCTAGCGCAAAAAGAATATGTGTATGTAAACGGCGCTGCAACCAAAGCGCCAAAGAAGGAGCAAAAACATGTTGTGGCAACTAAAAAAACTGTCAACGGGCGAAACATTAAACGAGCCTCAAAATCTTCCTGAAAACTGGGGGCCAATTTTTGGTATGGGGGGCATCAAAGACCGCCTTGGTGATTTGTCATGGCTTGGCGATGCTTACGCGGATCAAGGATGGGTTGAGGTTGGCGAGGCAACTTCTGCGCCTATGACTGCTGACGAAGTTAATGCAACCATTGCACAGCGGCTAAAAGATTCTGCATGGGCAGTAGCATCCGACGACCCTACAATTACAAGGGGCCAACGTTCTGATTGGATGGCATTCCGTCAGGCTTTGCGCGACATTCCCCTACAGCCAGATTTTCCAACAATCGTTATTTGGCCAACTCAACCGGAGTAAGTATGGCTTCTCCAGAAATTAAAATTATTGCTGTCAGCAATGTTTTTTGTAGGTTGATGAATTTTGTAAACGTAGGTGATGTAGAGCAGGGGCATCAACACACTTACGACCATGCGACACTTGTAAGCACCGGGTCGGTGATGGTGGACGTTTTAGATGACGACGATACGGTGATTTCATCTAAGATATTTAGTGCCCCCAACATGGTGTTTATTCACAAAGACAAGCGCCATCGGTTGACTGCTTTAGAAAACAACACTGTGTGTTCTTGCATACATGCTTTACGTGACGTTGATAACGACATACTTGACCCTGCATTTTTAGTTGAGCCTATGTTTACGGGAAACAGAGGTGAGCTAAAGCAGTACGTGGCTGATAATCACACGAAAGAACTTCGTGGGTTTGCTGTACCAAGCCATTATGAACAAGTACCTAATCCGGTTTAACAAAAGCCGGGGTCAGGAAGGGCGTGGGTCTGAAGCCCACGTTTGGCGCGTGTTTGAGAATGGTATTGAGTACCTTGCCAAAGACGTCATGATTAACGTGCCAAGCTGGGGCGAAACTGATGGGCCTGATTGGAACATTGCTTGTAAGGGGTATATGCAGTTTGTTGAGATCTGATTTAGCCATAATCAACCCAAAGCCATAACCATGCAAGACTGGGCCGAAGCTTTTATACTTGCGGCTGTGATTGTCACCTTCATTGTGTGGGGGACGTATACGATTCTTTGGATTTGGGGGTAGTTTGTGAGCGATGAAAAATTAAACCCCAATTCAACGCTGGACAAAGTGCTTGGATATGTAGACAGCCCGTTTAAGTTGTTTGCAATCCTTGTCATGGGGGTTGTAGCGTTTGTTGGGTATATGTTTTGGCAGAACCAATCGTTCTTGATCTCTGCGTACCAAGAGCAAAAGAGAATGCCGACCATTCACGAAGATCGTGTTGATGATGCGGCTTCTGTGTTGTTTAAGCACACCGATGCTAAATTTGTAGCCATCTTTAAGGTCAACCCAATTCTAGGTACTCGGACATTGTTCCGTTTGTACACCAAAGACGGGCGCAGTAAAGATATGGAAGGTTTGGATGTTGGGTTGTTTACGTCTAATCATGCAAACAACAATGATGTCGTGAAGCTAATGGCTGGGGATGTACCTTGCAGTCAATATCTTCGACCACAGAGCGAGTTAGGTATTTGGTACATAGCGCAAGGTGCTGGTTATACCTGCCGTATATCTGTTCCTCCTGATCGCAGTCGATTTATTGGGCAGATCACAGCAGGGTGGGAAAAACAACCTGACAACTTAGAACACATCATCTCAATGATGGAAATTGCAGCAACCATGTTGACTAAACGAGGTAACTAAATGATTGGGCTTGATGCACTTCTAAACGTTGGCGGTAAACTGATTGACAAGCTGATTCCAGACCCAGAAGCTAAAGCCAAGGCTCAACTTGACCTTGCAAAAATGGCACAAGATGGCGAATTAGCAAGGATGGCTAACGAAACCGACCTTTACAAAACTGAGCAAAACAACCTGACCGACCGCCTGAAAGCGGATATGTCGTCGGATTCTTGGCTGTCTAAAAACATCCGGCCCATGACGCTGGTTTACATTCTGGTAGCGTACTTGCTGCTGGCAATCTTAGACGCCTCGGTAATTGATATTGCTGACGCATTTGTTGAACTGCTGGGGCAGTGGGGCATGTTGGTCATGTCCTTCTACTTTGGTGGTCGCACGCTTGAGAAGATCATGGATATGAAAGGTAGAAAATGAACCTAACACCCCACTTTACGCTAGAAGAGTTAACGCATACTGACCACCGCCAATTTGACAACACACCAAATGAAGCCGAACTGGAAAATCTTAAACGCCTCGCCGCCTTCCTTGAGGAAGTCAAAACTGCCTTGGGCGGAAGACCAGTCATGGTTAACTCAGCTTTTCGCAGTAAGCAAGTCAATGATGCTGTGGGTTCTAAAGATACTAGTCAGCATAGGATTGGTTGTGCTGTGGACATCCGAGTACCTCAACTAACGCCGGACGAAGTAGTCAAAACCATCATTGCTTCGGGGCTGCCCTACGACCAAGTCATCCGTGAGTTTGACCGCTGGACGCATGTGAGCATCCCAAATGAGCCTTCTCGCGCCCCCAGAAAACAAGCGTTAATCATCGACAAACAAGGCACACGGCTGTATGCTTGATGCGCACCCAAATTGATGGGAAAATAAGCCATGCCATTACAAAAAATACTGTTCAAGCCGGGCGTCAACAAAGAGAACACCCGCTACACCACCGAGGGCGGCTGGTATGAGGCCGACAAGGTACGCTTTCGTCAGGGTAATCCCGAAGTAATCGGCGGCTGGGAACCACTATCTGTACTTACATACCAAGGCGTATGCAGGTCTTTGTGGAATTGGACTTCCCTCGGTGGCAGCAATTTGATTGGTGTTGGAACTAATCTTAAGTTCTACATCCTGCAAGGTACTGAGTACTACGACATTACGCCTATTCGTTTGACTACAACGGCTGGCGATGTAACTTTTGTAGGCAACGACACAACTACTGTTACGGTTACAGATGCAAGCCACGGTTGCGTGACGGGTGATTTTGTTACTTTTTCTGGGGCTACCGGCACATACGCTACGACCCTTAACGCAGAGTTCCAAGTCACGGTTCTAACAGCCAACACATACACAATTACTGCCAAAAGCCCAACAACTGGCGCTGCTGTAACGGCAAATTCATCTGATTCTGGGAATGGTGGGTCTTCAACCGTTGGAGCTTATGAGATTCCAATTGGAGCAAGCGTTGAGGTTCCTCTCTCAGGGTGGGGTTCTGGTGGATGGAGTGCCGGTACTTGGGGTGTTGGTGGCGTGTCTCAGGCTCCATTAAGAATTTGGACACAAGCTAACTATGGGGAAGATCTTGTCTTTGGTTATCGAGGCGGTCCAATTTATTACTGGGACTCTTCTTCAGGAACAAGCACCAGAGGTGTCCTGCTGTCTAGTTTAGCTGGCGCATCAAATGTTCCTACAATACAAAACAAAGTTTTTGTCACAGACAATCAATTTGTGATGTGTTTTGGTTGCAAT